AAAGCTGGTCGTAAATCTGAAAAGGCTTACCAATTAGCTAAAGCATCTAGTGAAATTAAACGTGATATGGAAGCAATCCTTTTATCTAACCAAGTAGCAGCTAATGGTAACTCTACAACAGCTCGTAAACTTGGTGGTTTACAAACATGGTTATCATCTAACTACTCTGGTGGTACGAATGGTACTGCTGGTTCGTTAGGTACTACAGCTCGTGTAACAGGTGATGACAGAGCATTTACAGCTACACTTTTAAATACTGTAATGCAATCTGCATTTACTAATGGTGGTTCACCAACAATGTTGTTAGTTACTCCAGCTCAAAAAGTTGTAGCTTCTACATTCACTGGTATTGCTACTCGTTACAGAGATGTACCTTCTAACCAACAAGCTCAAATCATTAATGCAGCAGATGTTTACGTTTCAGACTTTGGTATTATCCAAATCGTTCCTGACCGTTTCATTCCTAATGCAGACAATGATGATACAGCTTTCTTATTAGATACAGAAATGGCTGCAGTAGCTTATCTACGCCCATTCCAAACTAATGAAATTGCTAAATCAGGTGACTCTGACATTACCCAACTATTAGTTGAGTATACTTTAGAAGTTAAGAACTCTGCAGCACATGGCATTATCTCTGATTTAACTTAATCAGTATGAGGACAGCCCTAGCAATAGGGCTTTCTCTTTATAGCTTTTAATAAGAGTTATAAACAGAAATTAAAAGGAAAAACATGACAGATAAAGTAATTAACAATGGAATTACTCAAACATCTTTCCATGATAATGGTGATGATTTAGTTATTGCACACTCACAAAATATAACAGGCATTCTTGATGCTAATAAAGCAGAATATGCACAGTCAGATGAAAAGCAAAGATGGAGTGATGACTCATTTGGTAACAAGGTAGCATCTATTCCTTTAGTAGTATTCCAAGAATTAGAAAAACAAGGTATTACTCGTGGACTAACTGTCATAGATATGCCACGATTTAAAGCATGGTTAAACAACCCAGACAACAGAGCATTTAGAACAAGGACAGGTCGCATATAATGGCAGCTTTTACTACATATACAGATTTGCAAGCAACACTTGCTGATTACTTGGCTCGTACTGATTTAACATCACAAATCCCTACATTTGTTACGTTAGCAGAGAATAGATTAAGACGTGACGTAAGAATTAGACAAATGATTAAGGTAGTTACAGCATCTACAGCAGCTTCAGACCCTACTGTATCATTACCTAGTGACTTCCTAGAAATGCGTGATTTACACATAGAATCTAGTCCAATACAAACACTTGTGTATCAAAATCCAAGTAACTTCTTTAGAAATACAAAGGCATCAACAGCAGATAGTGGTGCTCCTAAATTCTATACTATCATGGGTTCAGAGTTTCAATTTGCACCTATACCAGATTCTATATATACACTTAAAATGGTTTACTACGCATCACCATCATATTTAAGTTCAACCGTTTCATCTAATAACTTTTTAGCATATTGTCCAGATTTACTACTTTATGCAGCTTTAGGTGAAGCAGAACCATATTTAATGAATGACGCAAGAGTACAAACATGGGCTTCTCTCTATGATAGAGGTTTAGCATCATTAACAGCTTCAAACGACTCTGCTGATAACCCATCTGCACCATTGGTTATATCAGTAGCAACACGATAAGGAAAAATTATGTCAGAATTTAGCAATTACCTTGAAAATGCACTTGTAAATGCAGTTTTAAGAAACACAACATACACATCACCAGCCACAGTTTATGTAGCATTGTTTACTACAGACCCTACAGATGCTGGTTCTGGTACAGAATTATCTGGAAGTGCTTATGCAAGAACTGCTGTGACATTTGGTGCACCTTCTAACGGTGTAACTACTAATAGTGCTGACGTAACATTTGCAACAGCAACAGCTTCATGGGGAGTAGTAACGCATATTGGTCTATATGATGCTTTAACATCTGGTAATTTATTATTTCACACACCATTAGACTCAAGTAAAACTATTGACTCTGGCGATATATTTAAAATTGCTAGTGGTAGCCTTTCTGTAACTTTGGCATAAGGATAAATCATGGCTTTAGTCGTTAAAGACAGGGTTCGTGAGAATAGTACAACCACAGGAACAGGCTCGCTTACATTATCAGGTGCAGTTTCTGGGTTTCAAACATTCTCAAGTGCCATTGGGAATACTAATACGACCTATTATTGTATTGTAAACGGTGCAGAATGGGAAGTAGGTTTAGGAACTGTTAGTGCAGGTGCATTAGCAAGAACAACTGTATTATCATCATCTAATGCTGGTTCATTAGTTACATTTACAGCAGGAACTAAAGACGTATTTTGTACATACCCATCTAGTAAGGGTATATATACAGATGCTAGTGGTAACACTATTGCATTAGGTACACCAGCTTCTGCAACACTTACAAATGCTACAGGATTGCCTTTAACTACAGGTGTAACAGGTACGCTTCCAGTAGCCAATGGTGGAACAGGCATTACAAGTTTAGGCACAGGGGTAGCAACCTTTTTAGGAACACCAACATCAGCTAATTTAATATCTGCTGTATCAGATGAAACAGGTTCAGGTTCACTTGTATTTGCAACACTACCTACATTTGGCACTACAGGTGTTAAGTTTAGTGGTTCTACATCAGGAACAACTACAGTATTATCAGGAGCAACCGCAGGTACGTCTGTTCTTACGCTTCCTGTAGCTACAGATACTTTAGTAGGAAAAGCAACAACAGATACACTAACTAACAAAACTTTAACATCACCAACACTAACAACACCAGTATTAGGTACACCAAGTTCAGGAACATTAACTTCTTGCACAGGATTACCACTTACTACAGGTGTTACAGGTACTTTACCAGTTGGAAACGGTGGCACAGGAGCAGCAACACTTACTGGGGTATTAAAAGGAAATGGCACAAGTGCATTTACAGCAGCCACTTCTGGTACTGATTATTCAGCAGGCACTTCATCACTAGCTACAGGTATTATAAAAAGCACAACAACTACAGGTGCATTATCTATAGCAGTTGCAGCAGACTTTCCTACACTTAACCAAAATACTACAGGAAGTGCAGCAACACTCACTACTGCCAGAAGTGTTTATGGCAATAACTTTGATGGTTCTGCAAATATTACTGCTATCATTGCTTCTACCTATGGTGGTACAGGCAATGGATTTACTAAATTTACTGGTGCAACAACTGCTGAAAAAACATATACATTACCAGATGCAACTTGCTCAATATTAACAAGCAATGCAGCAGTTACAGTAGCACAAGGTGGTACAGGTAATACATCAGCAACAGCTTATGCTTTATTAGCAGGTGGAACAACCTCTACTGGTGCATATCAATCATTAGCGTCTGTAGGAACAACTGGTCAAGTACTTACATCTAACGGTGCAGGTGCATTACCTACATTCCAAACATCAAGTGCTGGTGTAACAGTTACTAATGATACCTCTACTGCAACAGCTTTATATCCAACATTTACAAGTGCAACATCTGGCTCTATTTCTGGCGTAAGTGTTACAAGTAGTAAATTAACATTTGTACCATCTACAGGTAGCGTAACTGCACCACAAGTAGCCGCTAGTAATGGTATCTTTGTAAACAATATGACTATAGGAGCAAATTACACTATACCTACAGGATATGGAGCACATAGTGTGGGAGCAGTTACATTATCAAGTGGAGTTTCAGTTACTGTGCCTAGTGGCTCAAGATGGGTGGTTCTATAATGGCAAAAACAAAAATATCAGAATATTCAAGTACCGCTGCAAGTAATACGGATGTGCAAAGCATTAACATTGGCGAGGGAATGTTACCTTCAGATGTGAATAATGCTATGCGAGCTATTATGGCTCATCTTAAAAACTTTCAAGCAGGTTTAGCTAGTGATGATTTAACAGTAGGTGGGAATCTATCTGTTACAGGTACAGGAACAATTACAGGTGATACTGCTATTAACTCTACTGGTGCTATTAAAATTCCAGTAGGTACAAATGCTCAAAGACCTACCGCTATTAGAGGACAAATAAGGTATAATACTGATACATCTGCTTATGAAGGTTATGATGGTACAAACTGGTCATCTTTAGGTGGTGGAGCTACAGGCGGTGGTGGTGACCAAGTATTTAACTTAAACACAATAATAGTCACTACAAGTTATTCTTTACCTTCAGGCAAAAACGCAATGTCAGTAGGCTCAATTACAATTAATAGTGGTGTAACAGTCACAGTTCCTAGCGGTGCTCGCTGGGTAGTCTTATAAGGGGAAATAAATGGCATCATCAATAAATGCAAGTACAAGTGGAGCAGGTGGAGTCATAACCACAGCTGATAACACAGGCATATTGCAATTACAAACTGCTGGAGTTACAGCGGTTACTGTAAATGCTTCTAGTGCATTAGGTGTAGGTACATCACCTTCTTATGGTACATCTGGACAAGTATTAACCTCTGCTGGTACTAGTGCAGCTCCTACATGGTCTACTATTAGTGCAGGTGCTACTACATTAAAAACTATAACAGACACTACTGATATTACATTAGTAAATGTTGCTTCATCTTATGTTACTGTTGGTTCATCATTTTCTGTGTCTATTCCCACTACAGGATTTATTAGAGTTGGTTCATTTGCTGGGCGACTTACATATTCAAGTGGTGGAAATGAAACAGCATTAGTATTTGGAATAAGAATAGGTGCTACTAATTATTGGTTAGGCACATGGAGTAGAAATGGAACAACTAAATATTCGGCAATAACAACTTTTATAACTGGTGCTGGATATGAAGAATATGCTGGACCGCCAAGAAGCTATGGTAGCGGTGTATATGGATTAGCATCAATGGTTTCTGATATTACAGCTACTAGCATTCCAACAGGCACTCAAACAGTTCAATTAATAGCAGCTGCCGATGTTGCTTCTTATGCAGGTATTAGTATATTAAAAGGCACAACAACTACAACACGAGTTGGTCTTGAATTTGTTTCAGCAAGTTAATAAAGGAAAATAATATGGATTATAACGAAGTAATAATTAGTTTAGGTGGAGTAGAAAGAATTACAGCTCCAGCTGCATTAACATTAACTGACGCTGAATTAGAAACACATATTGCTAACAATGTAATTGGCACTAAACATTCTGTATCTACTGTTAAAGCACAAGTGCCTGTATTACAAGCTCAATATGAAGCATCTAAAACACAAGTAAAAACAGATACTGTATCTGATTTGAAAGCACAATTAGCAGAACTGTCTGCTAAATTAACAGCATTGGAGAACGCATAATGTCATCAGTCGTAATAGCTGGGGATACCTCTGGCACAGTAACACTTGCAGCACCAGCAGTCGCTGGTAGCACTACACTAACACTACAAGCCAATACAGGTAATATTCCTGTAGTAACTGGCACAGGTACATCTGGACAAGTGCTTACATCTGGTGGTTCTGGTGCAGTATCTACATGGTCTACTATTAGTTCTGGTGGTATGACATTGTTGGGAACTTTAGCAGCTACTTCAGGCAATTCTCTTTCATTAGGAAGTTTAACTTTAACAAACTATAAAGCATTACAAGTTGTTATGCAAAGTGTGGTTCCTCAATATGGACCATTGTATATAACTAGCGATAATTCACAAACAGCTAGTTATCAATCTCCATTTCAAATGAATGCTGGGGTAGCCAATTCTGGAATAGATACTATTTTTTTAGGAACTGGTGCTTTTTTTGGTGGAAGTGGGCAAGATTCAGCAGCAAATCCTAATTATGGCGGTGGTAAAACAAATATTACAACAACTACTACAACAGTTTATCTTCGATTGGCAAGTGTTGGTGTATTTAGTGGTGGTTCATTTTTAGTTTATGGAGTTGCATAATGGAATTATTTAGAGTAAACACAGACGCTATTACAGGAGAAACAACAAAGGTTCCTTATACTCAAAAAGAAATTGATGAGTGTAATAACTATGTTGATACTAAACCACATCTAACTGTAAAACAATTACAAGCACAGTTAGCAGAAATATCTGCACAATTACAAGCATTACAAGGAGCAGCATAATGTCTATGATTTTAGATGGAACAAATGGAGTCACCTATAACGACTCATCTCTACAAGCTGCTGCAGCGTCACCTTATGTGCTAAAAAACCGCATCATCAATGGTGACATGAGGATAGACCAGAGAAATGCTGGTGCTAGTGGAACAGCTAATGTTAGTTACACAGTAGATAGATGGGCTTATTATGGTTCACAGACTTTAAAAGGAACTTGGCAACAAAATGCTGGTTCTGTTACTCCACCAACAGGATTTAATTATTATCTTGGTTTTACTTCATCTTCTGCATATACTGTTGGAGCAAGTGAACAATTTTCAATTTATCAGCCAATAGAAGGATACAATGTTGCTGATTTGGCTTGGGGAACTGCGTCTGCTAAAACAATTACTATTTCATTTTGGGTTAGAAGTTCTCTTACAGGAACATTTGGTGGTTCATTAAGAAATAGTGCAGTAGATAGAGGCTATCCATTTAGCTATACAATTTCTGTGGCTAATACTTGGGAACAAAAGTCTGTAACAATAGCTGGTGATACTTCTGGAACTTGGCTTACAACTAGTGGAGCTGGTATATATGTAAATTTTAGTTTAGGTGCTGGTTCAACAGTAAGCGGAACGGCTGGTGCATGGGCTTCTACAAATTACACTTCTGCTACTGGAGCAACATCAGTAGTAGGCACTAACGGAGCTACCTTCTACATAACAGGTATCCAACTAGAAATAGGCTCAACAGCAACACCGTTTGAACGCAGACTTTATGGACAAGAGTTAACATTGTGTCAAAGGTATGTATTAGTATCTGGTTTGCAACAAACAAATTCAGTAGCTGGTTTAGGGTTTGCATATAATACTACTGGTTTTGCAGCTGTTGTAAATTATCCAGTAGCTATGAGAACAGTTCCTACATTTACTCAAAATGGAGCTTGGGCAGCAAACAATGCTCTTGCTGCTGTTACATTAACTGGAGGTAGCATTAACACTACTTATAGCTCTACTTTAGCCGCAGACTTATCGTTTACAGGCACAGGATTAGTAGCTTCAACACCATATCGTTTAACTGCTGGAAGTAGTTCAGCTGGCAGTCTTGTATTTTCAGCGGAGTTATAATCATGTATAAATTAAAAATAGATAATAAAAATGAAACTACTTCAATTTTAAGAATTGCTGACGGAGCTAGTATTCCATTAGTAAAAGATAACACAGACTACCAAGCCTACCTTAAATGGGTAAGCGAAGGCAATAAGCCAGAACAGGCTGACTAATGTTTGGCATAAGTGCATTTGCACAGACAGCATATAGTTCACTTGCTAGTGGTGTAGTTTATGGTGCAGGTCAAGTAGACGCTACAGCATTTGTCACAGCTAATGGTTATTCAGAAGCATATGCTAGTGGCTTTATAAATGCTAATGCTCTTGTATCTAGCAGTGCTATTCGTTTACGCACAGTTAACGCAAGTATACTTGGCACAGCTTTATTTGAAACAACTAATGCCTACTCTTTAGCCTATGCTCGTGGCATTGTATTTACCAGTGCTAGTGTAACTGCAAAAGGTTATCGTTTAGGTGAAGAGTGGGGAAATATTACAACAGGGTCAGAAACATGGACAAGTGTTTCTACTGGCTCTGAAACATGGACAGAAGTATCAACTGGAACAAATACATGGCAACTCAACGGATAAGTTTTTCAGAATGGACACCAGACCAGCCTTCAGTTGCTGGTACATTATTAGATGTTAATAATGCAGTTCCGTTACAAGTAGGATATGGCATATTCCCACAAGCTGTAGACTATTCTAACGCTGCTAGTGAGTCTTTAAATAACGTCTATGCTGGTAAGTTTAGTAACATTACAGAACTATTTGCTGGTGGTGCTTCCAAATTATTTAAATACAATACTGGCACTAGAAACTTAACCAATGTATCTAAAACAGGTGGTTATAGTGGTGAAAGATGGGAGTTTGTACAATTTGGTGATGCATTATTAGCGACTAACAATGCTCAAAAAATACAAGCATGGTATGTTAATACTTCATCTGCTTTTGCTGATGTAGCTGCAACTGCTCCAGTATGTAAATACATTACAGTAGTTCGTGATTTTGTAGTAGCTGCTAACATATCTGGTACACCTAATAAATTACAATGGTGTGATATTAATGATGAAACTAACTGGACTTCTGGTGCAGCATCACAATCAGATTTTCAGATTATTAGTGACGGTGGTAATATTCGTGGCATTACAGGTGGTGAGTTTGGACTCATACTTATGGAACGTGGTATTGTCCGTATGTCTTATGTTGGTTCACCTTATTTCTTCCAGTTTGACACTATATCTCGTGGTTTAGGTTGTCTTTCTGGTTCATCTGTAGCCCAATATGCAAGCATTACATACTTTCTTTCAGATGATGGATTTTACTCATGTGATGGTACAAGTTTAGTAGGCATTGGCACAGAAAAAGTAGACCGTTACTTTTTTGGTAGCCTAGATTTAAACAACATTGACACAATTTCTACAGCAGTAGACCCAATTCGTAACATTGTATTATGGAACTATCCTAACGTATCTGGTGGTCGTTCTATTATTATGTATAACTGGCAACTTAAAAAATGGTCTAAAGCTGATACAACCGTAGACTATATTTCATCTGTAGCTACTTCTGGTATGACACTAGAAGATTTAGATGGTATTGGTGCTTTAGATGACCTTACAACATCTTTAGACTCACGACTATACATTGGTGGTAAATTCCTATTTGCTGGTGTAAAAAGCACTAAAATTGTTACATTTACTGGTGCTAGAACTACTGCTACATTTACGGTAGGCGATATAGAACAAGGATATAACTCTACAGTACAACTTGCTAGACCTCTTATACAAGATGGTTCAGCTAATATTAAAGTATCTAGTAGAAAAGAAATAGCAGACACTGTAACTTATGGTTCTTCTGTAACAACATCTACTGAAGGTCGTTGTCCATTACGTTCTAGTGGTCGTTTCCATAGGATTGAAGTAACCCCAACAGGGAACTGGACAAATGCAGTATGGGTAGATATAGACTTTGCTGATAGAGGCACTAGATAATGCGTGATATGTACCGTAAGCTAAATTGGCTAGGCGGAACACCACGAGAAATATCAGAAGTGGTAAATAACCTAGTTGAAGGTAAATCTAACAACACAGGTGACATTACTTTAGCTGCTAGTGGTGCTACTACTACAACTATTTATGATGAACGTATAGGTTATAACTCTGTAGTATTGCTTATGGCAACTACAGCAAGTGCTGCCAATGCTATTAATGACTCTACACCTTATGGTGCATGGCAAGATAGTACAACACAGTCAGCAGCAAGTACTACTACTGCATATCCTATAACATTTAATACTGTAGACTATGAAAGCAACATTGTATTACAAAGTAGTTCACAATTAAAAGTAACTTACGCTGGGTTATACAATATTCAGTTTAGTTTACAGTTATCTAATTTAGATAATGCTACACAAGATGCAGATATATGGTTTAGAGTGAATGGTACTAATGTAGCAAAGTCTAATAGTATATTTGGTTTAGCTCCTAGAAAAAATGCTACAGACCCATATCATGTTATTGCTGCTATGAACTTTTATACACAATTAGCTGCTAATGACTATGTACAGATTATGTGGAGAGCATCTAATACTGCTGTTACTATTGATGCTGTAGGAACACAAACATCACCTACTAGACCAGCAACACCTAGTGCTATTGTTACTATGAATTATATTGCTAATGGTAGTGCATCATCTAATTTATTTGGCGGTGTATATGTAAGTTCTACCAGCAAAGGTAGTGCAATTATCACACATCCAGCAAACACTTTAACTGATAAAAGTTACAGGTATACAGTAGTAGGATGATATAATATTAGGATGCAACTTAAATACGTCAACCCTAACGAATTAAAACAAGTTTGGAGTCAAATAAAACCAAGTCTAGGTGAAATATCTGCACTAGGTGGTGATTGGATTCCAGAAGATGCCTATTGTGATATTAAGGTAGGCAAGGCTCAACTATATTTAGGTATTAAAGACGGTTACTTTATAGGCTACATTATAACCCAGCTTATAAATAACTCTCTTCATATATGGGCTGCTTACAGTAGTTCACATGACATACTGTCAGAAGGTTTAAAAGAAATAGTTGACATTGCAAAACAGATGAACGCTAAAGAAATAACATTTACTTCTTATCGCAAGGGCTTTGAAAAGATTGCACCTAAATTAGGATTCAGACCATATACATGGAGGTTTGATTGCTAAAGTTTTATGTAGTCCCTACAGAACATATCCAACAAACATGGGGTAAGGTAGAAATCATGCTAGATAGAGCTATGGCTCATTCTGGTGGTGAGTATGACCTTGACCAACTGAAAGTATTGCTTACACAGGGTAGACAAGTATTGTGTGTAGGTACAGAAGAAGATTTAATAATTAAATGTGCTATGACTATAGAGTGGATTAATTATCCTAACGATAGAGTGGCATTTATAACAGCTATTGGTGGCAAAACAGACAAACAAGGTTTTGGTGAGTTTGAGCAATGGGTTAAAGCCAATGGTGGTACAAAAATACAGGGAGCAGCATTTGAAGCAGTAGCTAGGCTTTGGAAGCGTGCTTACGGATTTGAAAACAGATATATTATAGTGGAGAAACAAATAACATGATTAACCTTAATAACTGGCTATTTAATTTAGTAGACAACTTTACCTTTTACAAAGGTGGAGGTGGTGGCGGTGGCAGTACTTCGCAAACTAACAATCAATTAGACCCTACTATCAAACCTTTTGTAGAATATGGTTTGCAAGAAGCCCAAAATCTTTATCAAACACAATCTCCAGAATATTATGCTGGTCAAACTTATGTAGGTCCATCTGCACAAACAACATCAGCATTGCAAGCTGCTCAAAATCGTGCATTAGCTGGTAATCCATTATTAACACAAGCTCAACAACAACAATCAGATGTTATTGGTGGTCAATACTTACAAAACAATCCATATTTTAACCAAGCGTTAGCTGGTGCTGCACAAGGTGCTACACAAAACTATAATGATGCTATTAAGGCTGCACAATCTAGTGCTTCGCAAGCTGGTCGTTATGGTTCTGGTGTATCTGCTGATATTCAAAATCGTGCTGCTAATACTTTATCTAATACACTAGCCAATAAATATGGTGAACTAGCTTACAGTAACTATGCTGGTGAACGTAGTATGCAAAACCAAGCTGCACAAAATGCTCCAGCTTTGGCTAATGCTGATTACGCTGATATTCAACAACTTATGAATGTAGGTAAAACTACTGAAGATTACCAAAAAACTGCATTACAAGCTGACATTGATAGATTTAACTTTGAACAAAATAAACCATATCAAAAACTTTCAGCTTATCTTGGTGCTGCTTATGGTGCTCCTACAGGTTCAGTATCTACAACTACTCAATCTGGTGGTGGTAAGATAGTATGTACAGCCATGAATCAAGCATACGGTTTTGGTTCATTCCGTCAAGCTATCTGGTTACAACATTCAGCTACAATGCCTAATGCTAAAACAATTGAAAAAGGTTATCACAAACTATTCTTGCCAGTTGTTGCATTTGCATTTAGTGACAAACAAACATTTGCTCGTAAACTTGTTCGTAAGATTTCAGAACATATTGCAAGACATAGAACTGCTGATGTATGGAAAGAAATGCGTGGTAAAAAACGTGACCCATTAGGTCGTTTATATCGTGCAATTATTGAACCAATGTGCTATGTAGCAGGTAAGGTGGGTAAATAATATGGGACAAATGCTAGTTCCTGCTCTTATAGGTGCAGGTGTAGGTGCTGTAGGCAGTGCTGCAATGGGTAAAAGCCCATTAACAGGTGCACTTATGGGCGGTGCTATGGGTGGACTTGGTGGTGCTGGAGGTCTATTTGGAGGTGCTGCAGGAAGTGCTGGTGGCACAACAGGTGGATTAGTAGGCTCAACAGGAGAAATTGGAAGTGGTTTATTATCTACTGCTGGAGGTTTAGGAGGTGGTGCTGTTGCATTACCTGCTGCTACATCTGGTGCATTATCTAGTCCAAGTATTTTATCTGGTGCTGACAGTACATTAACAGGTGCTGGCATGATGAATGAAGCACAAATAACTCCAAGTTTATTAAATTCTGTAGGTGCTGGCGGTGCTATGACTAATGCAGGTGCTGTACCACTTACAACAATGGATAAATTTGGTAATTATGTATCTAATTTACCATCTAATGCTATGGACTATGTAAAAAATAACCCAGTATCTGCTGGTAAGATGGCTTTAGATGTTGCTACACCTACACCACAACAAACACAAGCTGCTCCAGTGATGCCAATTCAACGTGGTAATTTTGACCCTTCATCTGCTATTCCTGCAACACCTACTATGGGTCTTACAAAAGATGAATTATTAAAAGCAAAAGCTGGGCAATACGCAAATATGGCACACTTATCAGACCAAGATAGACGCAAAATCGGTGACTTTTACACCTCATTAATAGGATAATATTATGGCATTTTTAGACAGTTTTAGTAATCCATTTGAAGGTTTGAATGTATTTGGTGCAAGAGCACCTAGTTATATGGATAGTTTATTAGACCCTGCTGCTTTAGAAAAGGTTAAACAACAATCTCTTGCACAAGGGCTTCTAGGAACTGCAGCAACCTACCTAGCACAACCTAAAAACCAACGCTATGGGTCAGCATTACCTTATCTTGGTAAAGCGTTTATGGGTGGCATGCAATCATCTCAAGGTGTATATGACCAAGCTACACAAGATGCAATAATGAAACAAAAGATTGACCAAGCTAAATTACAAAAACAATATATTGACCAATATGCTACTGCACATCCAGAAATGGCTACTGTGTTAAAAGCATTTCCAGAAGCTGCTCCAAAAATACTTGAAAATACATATAAAGCTCAAGAACCTCCTACAAGTTATCAAGAATTTACTCTTGCTAAAGATAAGCAAGGATATAGAGGCACTTATGAGGATTGGATGAAGTTAAAACAAGTTAATCAAGGTTTAACTACAGCATATAATACTCAACCAGCTCCAACAACACCTACACAACCATTTGTTCCTTCAATTATGAAGTCAACATTTCCTGTAACTGTTGGTGGTAAAACATTTAATTTTCCATCACAAGCTGCTGCTGCAGCATTTAAAAAAGAAGCAGGAGTACAATAATGGCTGATTTAGATTTAGAATCATTAGCAGCAAAATTTGGTGCTATCACTGCACCGCAAGTAAATGTTACACCTACTAATGTACCTGCCATGAATACACCTTGGTCTGGTATGCCTCCAAAAGAAGTTAATGATATGCGTCAAAAAGTATATGACCAATCACAAAAACGTATTCAATCTATTCGTGATGCTGCTTACCAAGCTGAAAATGTTTTAACTGACTTAAATCGTTTTGGTGAATTAAATAGAGCAACTGGTACAGGTTCTTTATATGATGCTATTTTTACAGAAACTCCACAGTTACATGGTGCTGCACATAATGAAATGACAGCTATTCAATCAAAACTTGGACCATCTCAACGTATTCAAGGTTCTGGCTCATCATCTGATAGAGATGTTAAATTATTTATGACTGGTTTGCCTAATGTAAATCAAAAAGGTGATGTTAATAAAAACATTCGTGTAGATTTTGAAAAAAAATATAATTATGCTGTAGGTAAAGCAACATTTCTAGAGGATTATTTAAACCAGTATGGTCACTTAAATGGTGCTGATAGAGAATGGGGTAAATATAAAGACCAATATATTAATCAACCTACAGAATCAAGACCTACATCAGATAAGACATCTGCTCAACCATCTATGACAATACCTAAAGTTAAATTTATAGGTTTTGAACCCCCTCAAGGACAATAATATGCCAATAGCACGATTTCAAATGCCAGATGGACAAATAGGTAGGTTTGAAGTTCCAGAAGGTACAAGTCCAGAAGATGCACAAACACTAATACAACAACATTTATCTGGTGGTACACAACCTAAAACTAATCCATTTATGGACTTACTTAAAGAGCAAGCTAGTCAAGTAAAAGAATTATTCCCACAAAATGCAGAAGAAAAAGCAAAACTTCAAGCTAAACTTGGTAATGTTAATCCACAAGACTATTACAATATTGCTCAAGGATTTATGCCAGCTACTGGTGTTGGAAAAGTTGTTAATCAATTATTTCCTAATATTGCTGAACAAGCTACTAAATCAGTATCAAGAACATTACCACAATGGCTTATGCAATCTGCTTTAAAACCAAGCGTTAAAGATTTAGAAACTGGTAAAGCACAGCAAGCTATTAATACTTTATTAGAAGAAAATGTAAATCCTACACAAGGAAGTACTATTTTTGGTAAAGGTTTAGATACATTGCAAGGCAAGGTAAATGTTCTTAATGACCAAATTAAAAATATGTTATCTACATCTACTGCTACTGTAAGTAAATCAGATGTTGCTCAATATCTTAATGGTTTAAAAGAAAAAGCCATGAAGCAAGTTAATCCAGAATCAGATTTAGCTGCTATTGATAAAGTTCAACAAGAATTTGCTAAATATAATAAAGCTGCAATTGAAACACCTACTATGCAAATACCTATTCAGTTAGCACAACAATTGAAACAAGGTACATATAAATCTTTAGGTGGTAAAGTATATGGTGAATTAAAAGCATCTGATATTGAAGCACAAAAAATATTAGCTAAAGGATTAAAAGAAAAAATTGCTCAAGCTGAACCTACTATTGCTGGTTTAAATGCAGAAGAATCAAGACTATTAAATGCCTTAAACGTATCAGAACGCAGAGCTTTAATTGAAGCTAATAAAGATATGCTTGGTTTATCTAATATGACTAGAGATGCTAAAACTCAATTATTAGCTATGGCTGACAGAAGTGCTCCTGTAAAAGCATTATTGGCTCGCATGGTTTATAACACACAAAAAATACCAGCTAAACTTGGTGGTTTGTTAGAAAACAAAGTTCCAAATGTTATGACTCCAGACAATCCAGAAGTGATTATTCCTAATATCTTAAAAGGTATGGGTTTGCTTTCATCACAAGATAATTAATAATAGAAAGTTAATCAATGAGCAACGAAATTGACCCAATACAATACGGACAACTTATAGCCCAAGTGCAAAACCTACAAGACAAAGTAGAAAGCATGGAAACAGATATAAAGTCACTCCTAGAGCTTGCAAATAAAAGTCGTGGAGGATTCTGGGCTGGCATGGCAATTGCTTCTGCTATAGGTGGCTTTATGACATTCATAGCCAATCATTTATTAGGAAAATAATATGAAAGTACTTGCTTATTTAACAGTATTAGCAGTATTTTGGCTTATGTTAATTAATGTACCTTATGCTAAAGAACTTGTAAAAGAAATGAGCATGGTTACAGAAGCAGGTGAAATTGTATTAACAAGTGAAGAGTGTATCCTTAAAAAAGAAGGGTTACAAGGATATGACTACGCTGCATACGCTACTGATAAAGGACATCCTAACCATGAAGGTTGCTGGAAGTCTGATAGTTACGAAGGTAAGCACGCAGTATTTATATTCTTTCCAGAATTAAATCAAACAGCAGTATTTGACGCTAAACTATTTCATCCTAAAGCAACAATATGAAAAATTTAGCTCCAATTAAAAGTACTCAATTATCTCCAGAAATGGAAAATCAATATAAGTTTTGGATGGCACAAAATTCTATTAATCCAGATAAAAATTATGATATGCGTGGATTTTATCTTGGTGGATTATTAAATGACCCATTAGCACAAACAGAAGTAAATCAATCTGATATGCAAATACACTTTCCAGATAAATGGAAACTTCCTAGTCATCCTACATTTAGTCAAGAAAGTATTTATAGCAATTCTAAACAAGACCCATATTGGATGGAAAATTTACCTCCATATAAAAAAGGTACTTGGGGATTAATTAGTCCATTAAGAGGATTATTAAACTTGGAAGTTCCACAATGACATTCATCACAGAGAACAACATTGCCAATCTTTATTCGGCTTTGATAGAGTTCCCTGTATTTGACGAGTATAAACTTCCCCCATCATCTAAAGTAGACTTTGTAATAGTGCATGACCCAGAAATGTATGGTCAGTATGAGCCTCCAGAACAAGGTGAGCCTCATATAATTACAATAAGCACAGCTAAATGTGGTCATCTTGATACCGTTATAAAAACTCTATGCCATGAAATACTACATATGTGCGTATATTTAGAAGCACCTAAAACAGATAGATATACAAGCCATAAAGGCTTATTCTTAAAACTACAAAAGCGTGTAGCCAATCATCTTGGCTTTGACCCAAAGGAACTATAAATGCCAGCATTTAATACATGGGCAAGTCAACAAGACCCATTATCTTTATCACCACTAGACCGTTTACTTAATAACTATATTCAAAATAGCAATACTGCTGGTGCATATTTAATGCGTGGTGACCCACAAGGATTATGGAAAGACCTTAATACACCTAAACCAGTTCCATCTACAGATGAAGCTATGCGTAATATGTATAACCTAGCAATAGGCTCTATAGCACCTGTTGAAAGTGGATTATCTAAATTTGTACCTAATGTAAAATCTGGTGAAGAATTTTTAGTTCAACATAATCTTACCCCACAAAAACTTATTGCAGCAAATGAATTAGGTGGTATGCCCGTTCCTTCTTTAGGAATTAGTAAAATATCAGAGCCTGTGCAAGGATATGGAGATATATCACTTATTGGCTCTAAAGAAATGGCTATTCCTTCTGCAAAAAATCCAGTATATAAATCTGACGCATATACAAAAAAAGCTCCACAAATTGATTATAATATTGATTATAAAAGCCAAGAAAATTTAAAAAGTTTACTTGGTGATGTAATGAAAAAAGTTCCTAACAGTGAGCATGATTTTGGTAATTTGGTTCAAAATTATAAAGATAGACAATATAACGATTTATTAATATCTAAATTTTTAGATGAAAAAGGTCTATTACCTACAAATGTTGAAAACACTTATAAATTTGGTTCTGATATACAAAGTTTAAGAAGTCAAAATTTACCAGAGTATCAAAACTGGCTTAACAATTTTGAAAATAAATTACCAGAAGCAAATGTTAATGTTCAAGAAAGACTTTTTAAAGGTTATACACCATCTGGAAATAGAAAATATGTTCCAGTTAATTTGGATAATATTATTAAAGAAATGAAAGGCGGAGCAAGCACTGAAGGATGGAATTATGGTGTTGGTAATGTAAGAGCATTAGTTACACCTAAATTTAAAAGTTTAAAAGAAATTACATCTAACAGAGATAGAATTGTATCTAATAAAGATTTTGCTCCAATTAAAGATAAATTTGATGAAGGGTATCAAAATTTAGTTAATAGATTATATGAAATTAATCCTAAATTTAATGCTAATGATACAATGTTAGATATAGCTGAAAACAAAAACTTTAGTATTTTAAAAGACCAATATACCAATGTTCCAGATTCTTTAAAAGCAGATATTGGAACTTATTACGATAGTCTTAAAAAAATGCCTACAGAGTACTTTGAAATTAAACCTCAAAGAGCAGTAGGAATTGGTGAGTTTAAAGGTGCTATTGTTCCTCATGATATACCACAACAAGCACATGATATATTAACCAATGCTGGCATACAAAATATTTTTAAATATACTACAGAAGCAGAAAAGAAAAAATTATTTGAAAAGTTTGGGAATCAAATGTTCCAAGTTGGTGCTCCTTTATATGGTGCAGACCAATTATATAACAACGGATTATTAGGAGATAAAAAATAATGTTCGGTTCAATCATATCTTTAATCTTACCAGCCCTAGTCCCAGCATTTGCTGATGGTGCTAGAGGTCTTATAGCCAAGTTTACAGGTGGTGCAGGTGGACAACCACAGAACATGACAGAACGCATAGAACTTATGAAAGCAGAAGCTGAAAAACTACAGGCTTTAGCTTCATTAGATAACCCTACTGGTGAACCTTCTAAATGGATTATAGACCTTCGTGCTTCATTCAGATATGTCATTATTAGTGCTATAATGGTGTTTACTGCTATCGTAGTATTCAACCCAGACGTTGTAGGTGCATCTGTAGTAGCAGTATTCCTTGACATGACTGGAGCTTGTATGTCTTTTGTTATTGGCGAAAGAATGTACCTGACACTTAAAAAATGATTGTATTAAACATATTAAACTTTATCGGTTTATCTATACTTAAATTACTCGTAGTAGGATTATTATTCTTGGCTATGGGTATGTCATTTGTATTCCTAGCTGTTATGGAATATCTCACAATAGCATTAAATTATCTAAACGACATTTATGAAAATCAAAGTTAAACGTTACGAATTTAAAGACACATACACAGTAGGTCGTATGTATATCAATGATGTTTATTTCTGCTATACCCTTGAAGATAAGGTTAGAGAAGGAGCAAAAGTAGATGGACAAACAGCTATTCCTAATGGCACTTACTCTGTCATTATTGATGTTTCTACTCGTTTTGGTAAGCAACTTCCCCATATACTAGATGTTCCTAATTTTACAGGCGTAAGAATACACTCTGGCAATACATCTAAAGACACAGAAGGATGTATCTTGTTAGGTCACACATACGCAGGTAAAGACTTCATAGGCAATTCTAAATTAGCATTTGATGTATTCTTTAACAAACTTAAAGAAGATAAAACATCCACTATTGAAATATGCTAGAGTATTTAATCTGTGATGTGCTTTGTGCACTAGACCATTTAAAGTATGTTATATGTATCTTATTGATTTTTCTAGTGTATAATAAAGTATCTCAACGCTAGGAGAGTTACTTGAAGATACTACTTATAGATATAGAAGTTGCACCAAATACTGCTCATGTCTGGGGAATCTTTGACCAAAACATCTCAATCAATCAATTACTAGAATCATCTTACACTCTTTGCTATGCAGCCAAGTGGTATGGTGAATCTAAAATCATGTTTGATTCCATTCAAAAATCTGGTAAACAAAAAATGCTTGACTCTGTGCATAAACTTCTTGATGAAGCTGATGCCATAGTCCACTACAACGGTTCTAGGTTTGACATCCCCATACTACATAAAGAATTTTTACTCTCTGGTATGCCTCCTCCAGCACCCTCTAAACAGATAGATTTACTTCAAGTAGCTCGTAGACAGTTTAGGTTTGTATCTAATAAACTAGACTATGTATCACAGGCTTTAGGACTAGGTGCTAAAACAGCACATGAAGGTCATACGTTATGGTTAAAGTGTATGAATGATGACCGTAAAGCATGGAAGACAATGGAAGAGTATAATAAGAATGATGTTATATTACTTGAGAAGGTTTACGATAAATTCAAAGGCTGGATTAAACAGCATCCAAATCATAACGCATATTCTGTTGACGTTTGTTGTCCTAATTGTGCTTCACGCAAATTACAAGCTCGTGGTACACAAAGAAGTAGGACTGCTATCTATCAACGCTATCAATGTAAAGATTGTGGTTCGTGGGCAAGGTCTGTTAAGTCAGAAAAGATTGCCAAAGACTCTGTAGTAACCATTTAAGGATTATATGTCACTAACGCCTCAACAAATAGTTAATCACATGGTAGGAAAAACAATCTTGTCATGTGAGTTAGATTATGAAGATAACCTTATCATCCTAGAAATAGATGATGGAAGTTATATAGAGATAGCTGGGGAAGACTTATCTATCTATGCAGAAATACCTCAATTAGACGATTGATACCACGCATCAATAAAGTCTTTTAATCCTTCTATACCATTACCAAGCATTACAAGTTTGTCTTGGGTAACTTTATAAAAGTTATCTACTTCAGTTCCTGTATTGTCACTATATCCATTTATTACTACTACGGTAAACTTATCTTGGTCTGCTAATGCTTTTAAGAGTATTTTTTGACCTAAAGATATTTCCTCATTTGTGCGTTTCCATTCACCTACAAGAAAATTATCATGTCTTTCAAAAACCATGTCAATGTTAGATGGCATAGCTTTTGGATTATCTAATATAACACCTCTTAAAAAACCAAAGTCCGTATGACTAGCATACGAGTTACGCATTGCATTAGACACAAATAATCATATCCTTGCCTGTAGTGCATACTGTTACAGTGCCATCAGGTGCAAAGATAGTAGTTGTATCAGCCAAAGCCTTTTCTGTTCCCCATATAGCTAATGCAGCCATTACAATAATAAATATCCAATAAATTTTATTCATCATCAACTCTCCCTAACATAGCTTCAAGTTCTGGTGGATTAATAGCTAATTCATCTCTAGTAGCTTCTAATAACTTATTCTTATACCAATCAGATTTTTCCAAGTCTTGCTCTGGATGGTCTTTAAACGGATAACGTAAGTCATACTTCAACTTACATCCTTTAAGATAACCAATGTATTCTTCTTTAGTTAAGCGACTTTTAATAACATCAATTGCTTCAATTCCACCTACCAAGTAATGTGGAGGTCTATTTACCATATCAACCATGCTTATCTCCTTATAAAGACTAAATCAATAAATTGATATAATCCATAAACGAACCATATCATTGCGAATACTACCATAAAATATACAATATAGTCAATGACTTTTAGTATCCTATCCATTTACCTTCTTCCCTTCCTACGGTTACAGATATATAGTTCCTATTCTTAAAGCGTTTATCTAATGTATTATTGTAAGTCCATTTAGGCAAAGTAAAATACCCTTGATTCTCCAAGTACTTTAATCTCACTCTATTGGTAACACAATCTTGCACAATATTCTTAATGCTGCAATTTGGATGTTCTTGTATATACTTGATAATAAATTTTGCTTGTCTTTCATCATCTAATTTTGTGTACATAATTCAGTCCTAATATATTTTAAAATACCATAATTATAACCACGCATTGTACATTCTACAAGTGTATAGTCAAGTAACAACTCATCTATGCGTCTACGGTTATATGCACTATGAAACTCTATTAAAAATACCACAGGGAAATTGACTAGGTTTTCTAGTATCTCAATCTCTGCACCTTCTGTATCTATCTTTATAATATCACATGGAGGTAAGTTTTTAGCACTCATTACCTTTACTAATTCACCTTCTTTAGATTGCTCTTCACCTTCAAACATACTGGCTTCACCACAGTTATGTAGACCATAATACATCTGTCTTTCACCATCTTCTTTACCTATGGCAAAGTTTCTAATAGCTATGTCAGTTCCTTCTATGTTTTGTCTTAATAACTCATAATTAGCTTTTATAGGCTCATAACAGTCTATTTTTGGCTTGTCAAAGTATTCATGTGCCCATACCGCAAATCCACCTACATTAGCACCAATGTCTATGATATAAGGATTAGGCATTGAACCTATTGCATATTCCCCTTGAAATATCTTTCCTACATGACCAATCATGTTGTTAGGAATTATCATACAAGCCTACCACTATATTGATAAGTGCCAGTATGAGTTAATTGTGCCCATGCTGCACCCCAAACTTTAATGCCATTATCCCTAGCTAACTTACAAAAATGATAATCTTCTGATAATAGTTTTTTATCTTCATCAATGCTAGTAGCAAAGTATTCTACGATTTCATCACCTAGATTAGAGTTGTCATTTACATCATTCATGTTGTGGATATATTTAGGACATTTATCTTTGAGCTTATCAAATACATCACGCTTAATAACCATAAACCCTGTGCCACCATGTTTAATCTCAAAAGGTTTATCTAAAGGCACAAGTTGCTTTGTAACATCACCCATCATGTTTACTACATATTCACCTGTAAAGTATTTTAATTGATTTTCTGGCACATTTTTTTTAATAGCAAATGCTAATGCACCAAAGTTAATTTCTTTTTTGGGATAAAGACCGCAGATAATATCTACATCTGAATCAATCATCTTAAATAAATGCTCTGGATTAAAATGAATATCAGCATCAATAAATATCATGTGAGTGCAATCAGACTTTAAGAAGTCATTGACCATTGTATTACGACCACGAGTAATAAGACTTTCGTTGTAAAGAAATGAAAAGTAAGCATCCATGTCTTTATTAATTAAATGAGCTTGTAGGCTTAATATAGACTCCATATAAGTGCCATAACAAAGACCACCATACATAGGTGTAGCTATAAATAAATTAGGTTTCATTTAGTTTCCTTTTGTTGTTCTTTATAAACATCTATTGATTTATTAGTAATAACAGTTGATGCAACATTTAACGCAATGTCTGCACATCCACTAATGCCCAATAGGGTAAAGACTACTATCATATTTTTTAACATTAGTAACCCTAATAATATTTTTGGTATCTGGAATAAGTGGTGTAATAACAACATTGTGCATTTTAGATTTAATATCATTAAACCATGTAAGTTCTAGTGGTTCAAATCTAGTTAAAGTAATATCCACAAGATTACCTTGACCGTCAAATTCTTCTATCTGATACCCTAAATGTTCTGGTTTCATTAATAAAATTCCAAGTTGTTTATAGTTTTTTTATGTGTGTGACCAAACCACTTACTTTTTTTCGCAATAGACTTATCATGGAAGTAAAGAGCATTTCCAATTTCGTTACGGTATTTATGAAACACAATTGTATCAAGAACCAATAACTTGGTTTCCAAGTAGGTTTTTTCATCAACTGGCTCATGCGTTTCATCCCATACTCCGAAAAATTGTTTATCAGCGTATACAACACTGCATACAGTCCTACCCCAGCGACCAGTGTTAAGGCGATTACGGATAGTATTGACAATTGCAATTCGTTCATTTTTGTTTGACCCTTCGTGATAAGCTGCTGTTGCGTAACATACTATATCCATTTCTAAAGATTGAATCTCCATTATATTACATAGTCCTTTCTAATGGTTTTACAGTCGTGTCAAAATACACATAAGCGTATAATGATACTATAAATTCAAAGAAAGGAGAATAGACCATGTGGACTAAACCTACTGCTACAGAAATGCGTTTTGGCTTTGAAGTAACCATGTATGTAATGAATAAATAGTTATAACTGATTGGGGATGCTCCTAGAAAGGAACATCTCCATCATCTTCATTTACAGGTTTACTAGCACCAGCAGAGTTGTTATCTTTTAACTGCACAGAACCACTAATAAACTTACCTTTAGCACCTTCACGAATCCAACCACTAATTCTAAATTCAATACCATCTACATTAGCAGTTCCTGTGTAGTCTGGTCGTTTAGGATTATCACCCTTATCATTTTTAAATAATGCAAAGGTATTTGTATTATCATATTCAGCCATCTTATTGCTCCTTTGGAAATAACAGTTTATCTTCTTTTACATCTATATCAAATATGGGTTTGCGTTTCCAACGAGTAGGCTCTACATCATCTTCTACAAACTTCATAAATTCTAACACTAAAGGTTTATACCAGTCAAACCATTCTTTGCTGCGTTCAATGATTTGTATAGTAATACCCTTTGGAGTCCATACCACAAAATAACATTTTGGTGAGTTACATACTTCCATTTGTAATTGGACTTGAAAATAATAACGGTCTGGAATCATACCATAGAATTCCTGCGTAAATGGGCACTTGATTTCACCAACTAACCTGTCAAGAAAAAAATCAGGTGATGCACCTAATGGTAAATCAGGATGTACTACAAGTTTATTGCCATTCTCACATATCTTATCCATAGTTTTTTCAAACTCACATAGTGCCAGATGCTCGTGGTCAATACCATATTCAGTCATTTCATTACCTGCAAATGGTGCTTCACGCAATGTCATTTGCCTCCACAACTTTTGTCTTTCATATACAGCAGACCAAGCATTAGAGGCAGTAACAATGTTATGCCTCCTATTGTCAGTTAAGTGACTCATGCAGATTTCTTAAGTTCATTAGCATAATCACGAAGCTCTAATTGCACTTCAGGAGTTAAAGAAAAGAATGATTCTTTTAATTTACCTTTTTTATTAGCTTCTAAAAGATTATTTTTAGCTGCAGTTAAATCAATTTCTATTGGTTTAATAATTTCTTTTACAGGTGCTTCAGGAATATCCTCACCGCTATATATATATAATCCAATGCCATGTAATGCAATAGCTTTAGCTAAACATCTTTGCATAGCTGTATTAACTGCCATAGCATCTGGGTTAAGAATAGCTTTATTTGAATAATTGATTACTGGAAGTTGTGCAGTCATAGATTTATTAAAAGCATAAACTGTGCAAAATACCATAAGTGTTTCACCAAATTGTTTAGGTTCACCATAAGCCCATGAAGCTGTTGGGTCTTGCTGTAAAAGTGTATCTACAGCATATGCCCATGATAAGTATGATAGACCGTTCTTTTTCTCAATGTGTTCAGATACATTAATCTTGCGTAAATCGTTATAGTTCATCTTGCTCTCCGTTTGTTGTTCTAGTTGATGTAGTTCCATCATTACTTGGTCGTAGTGTTGTTGCTGTGACATTTGCTCTCTCCCATTTGTCATTATCTAATTTAAGTTCTTCGTTTAATTCTTTTAAAATCTTTGCTATGTGTTCTAAACCATTCGCCATATTATATACCCCCAAAATATAAAAAGAAAGAACCATAAGTATTTAGTCATCATGTTTCTCCTGTTGGTCTAGTTTATGTTGAGCTTCTTTTTCTTGTTCGTCAAGTCTTTCCATGTCATCTAAATATGCGTCTGGGTCTAAATGTCTTTCCATTATATTGCTCCTTCCAATTTACCTATTACATATAAACATAAAGCTACCCAACACCAAAACGCTGCTGCTGTCACAATCATAGTCTTAATACTCATCTTTTCTCTCCTAAAAGTTAAATACTACAATACCTATCTTAATGATATAAAATACCCTGTCAAGCACTTTCTAGTAAAAAACTAGTAAATAAATAGTTTACATCTAAATTTTATTATGGTAGTCTGTTTTGGCAATATCAACTAAAGGAGAGCAAATGTATAAGATTAAGAACTGGGAGAAGTTTAATCTCTATAACCCAAAGAACCCACGCTATCAAAAAAAGATGACATGGTTCAAATTCTTTGGTACAGATTATATAAATAACATAGATATTCATAAATTATCTTTTGAACAAAAAGCAGTATTAGTTGAACTTTGGTGTTTGGGTTCAGAAAGTGATGGAGTACTACCAGAAATATTTGAGATAGCTTTTAGACTTCATTATCCTATTGATTTTGTTGAGAAAATAGTTAAGGAATTATTTACTAGAGGATTACTAGTAGAAAACTATACAACTGTTAGTATAGAGAATAGAAGAGAAGATAAGATAATAGAAGATAGTAGTGTTGTTTTAACATCTAGGTTTTTAGAGTTTTGGGAGTCATATCCAAAGAATCCTAGAAAAGTTGCTAAATCATCTTGTCAAGCAAAATGGAAATCTAAAAATTATGATACCATTGCTGATACAATAATATCTCATGTAAAAAATATGGCTCAATCTGAACAGTGGAGAAAAGAGAACGGAAATTATGTGCCAATGCCAATGACATACCTAAACAGAGAATCTTGGGATGCAGATATTGCTCCTACTCGTAAAGTTTGGGAAGGTGGCATCTAATGAATTTAGGAGAGGTCATTGATAAGCTAACCGTAAGTCAATCAACTGTGCAAGAATTTTATAATGAGGGGTATGGTCATGCGGAGTTTAAGGTTAAAAGTACAGATACATTTACTTCTGATTTGGTACGCTATTTTGGTGAGGAAATTCATTCTGGAAAATCATTGGGCTGGGTTAAGACGGAAGATAAATTTCGTGTTAGGAAAGCCGAACTAACAGTTCTTACTGGAGTATCTGGTCATGGTAAATCTATGTGGCTATCACAAGTTGTATTAGCAATGATGAAACAAGGAACTAAATGTTTAATAGCTTCTTTAGAGATGCGACCAGTATTAACATTATCTCGTATGCTTATACAGACTTTAGGTTCACCACAACCAACAGATTCTTATATATCTGAATGGACAGATAGAGCAAAAAATCTATTGTTTCTATACGACCAGTTAGGCACTACTACATCTGAAGATATGTTTGCAACTCTTTACTACGGTAAGCACGTTCTTGGATGTGAAGTATTTGTGATTGATAGTCTTATGAAGATGTCAGATATTAGCGAAGAGTCTTTAGAGAAACAAAAATTGTTTTTAGATAGACTTGCTGTAACTTGTCGTGATTTGTCAATCCATGTTTTTTTAGTAGCACATACAAGAAAAATGAAATCAGAAGATGAGATACCAGATGCTACAAATATTATGGGAAGCTCACATATAAGAAACTTGACAGATAATGTTATTTGTGTATGGAGAAATCGTGCTAAAGAAAAACTTGTAGAAGAAGGTAAAACTTCTGATGAAGAGTTAAAGATTATTCCAGATGCAAAGGTGTTTGTCCAGAAGCAGCGTAACAGCCAGTGGGAAGGTAGTTTTAATTTCTGGTACGACCAAAAAGGTCTTAAATATAAAGAGAGTCCAAATGCAAGGTAAAGATACAATAAATGATTTTTTAAAAGCTATACAAAAGCATTTTGGTGAAGTAGAATATAAAATAACAACAATAGACGGTGTTACATTTAGAAAAACAAAGGGGTGGTATGATGCTAAAGTGGAGTTTGACGAAGGACAACTTGCCAATGCTGTACGAAAAGTTGAAAGCACTTGACTTTACTCATAGATGGAGAGTAACAGTAACAGATGCTAAACTTAATCGCAGCATAGAACAAAACGAAAGACTATGGGAGTTATACACAAGTTTAGGAAATCATTTAGGTTTGGACAAACAACAAGTGCACGAGCTTATGTCTTACCGACTACTTCGTTCACAAACAGAAATAGCTGGTTTCCCTATAGAGATTATTAAATCAACAACAAAACTAACTACAAGTGAGATGGCAGAATACCAACAACAGATAGAGGTATGGGGTCAGACTATGGGTTGGGGTTGGGATTATTAATGATAGCAGTATTGTTTGCAAGGGATGATAGCCGTTATAAAGAACTTGATGGATATGATGTATATGATATTCACAGAGATGCTAGAAGTTATTGTAAGAAAATGCCTGTTATAGCACATCCACCATGTAGAGCTTGGGGTATGTTATCTCACATGGCAAATCCTAGAGAAGGTGAAAAGCAATTAGCTTATTTAGCATTAGCTCAAGTAAGACTTAATGGCGGTATATTAGAGCATCCTGCTGGAAGTCGTTTATGGAAAGAAGCACCTTTACCTTTGGCGGGGGGGGGGGAAGATGAATTTGGCGGATATACAATTGAGATTGACCAATTTGATTTTGGTCATGTTGCACATAAAAATACTAAACTTTATATTTGTGGAATAGCTAAAGATAATTTGCCTCCAATGCCACCTAAAAATTTATCATCTACTGACAGGTCAATATGTGGTAATGTAAAAGGAACAAAACGCTGTACTCAATATCAACGAGAATATACACCAGATGATTTAATTAACTGGATGACAAAGGTATGTAATGAACTATAGAAACAAAAAACTATTAGAAGTTGTTAGAGAAGCTCCATGTATGATGTGTTCAATGGAAGATGGAACAGTTTGTGCAGCTCATAGTAATCAGTTAAGGGATGGTAAAGGAACTGGCATAAAAGCACATGATTTTAGAATTTCAGCATTATGCCATCAATGTCATCACATGATAGATAATGACAAATCATTAGATAAACATGATAGAATATCAGCATGGGAAGAAGCACACCGTAAAACTATAGCTTGGCTATTCACTAATGGACATTTAGGAGTAAAATAAATGGGTAAGGGTTCTGGAAGAAGACCATTATTAATTTCTGAAAAAGAAGCACAAGATAATTGGGATAAGATATTTGGTAAAAAGAAACATTACGAACTTGATGATGGGCAACTTATAGATGAGCAATACAAAAAAATAAAAGATTATGAATACGAATTAAATAAATCTACAGGTGAAGTAGAAAAGCGTTTCCTAGATGGCATATCTAAACCTAACGAAAGTCAATTTAATGGCAATTAGCCCAACGCAGTTAAGTCTTAAAAAATTACGAGAAGAAGGATACACTGTAGCAGTAGTAGAACACTGGAACGCATTTGCCAGAATAAGACAAGACCTATTTGGTTTCATTGACCTATTAGCCCTAAAAGGCAAAGAAGTTCTTGCTGTACAAACAACAACCACTACTAACATGAATGCTAGGATTAAAAAAATAGCAGACCATGAGAATGTAGGCATAGTTCGTGATGCAGGTTGGAATATTCATGTGCATGGATGGAGTCAGAACGATAAGAAAAAATGGCAATGTAAAGTCAAAGATGTGTCCTAGTAGAGAACAAATAAACAATGAACGCAAACAATTTCTAAAAAAACAAATAATGGAATTGATTGGTGATGAAAAATGGACTTCAGTTCAGTTAGCTAAAGTTATTGAAGTTGAAAGGTATCATCTTAAATACGCACTTATGGATTTAGAGGCAGAAGGTTTATTGCATCATGAGCCTAGAGGAAGTAAACTATACTTTTACTACAAACCTAAACGACATCCGTTAGATGAAATCTTTAACCACAATGTAAACATTCCACAAGAGTTAATCAAAGAAAGCCATATATATACCGAAAAAGATACTAAACATAATCTGCGACACAATGTAATATTAGATTCATTTGGTAGTAGTGGCATAGATAGCGAAGGGTTGGGTATAGGAACATGACACAAGAAGATATTATTAAAATTTATAATCAAGCATTTCCAACTAGATACGAACCTATGACTTTAGAACGTATGATAATGTTTGCAAGACTGATAGAGGAAAAAGTTAAGCATGATTAGTATGGGACGCTTGCTAACAATCCTAGATGATTGGAAAAAACATATGAAACCATTAAATCATAGGCTTGGTTATCCATCTCGTTCATTAGGTATGTCTTCTGGAGGAGAATCTACAGAAGATGAATTTGAGCATATGCTTGACAAAATGGATAAAGAAAATGTCAGGATTGTTCATATTATTATATTTGATAATTTACCTACTGGACAAAAGCAAGCTATATTAGCTAAATATTTAAAAGAAAAACCACCTATAGCTTATGAGTGGCAATTAGATATGGCATATGATAATTTACTTACTATGGCAGGAAAAAAGATAAATGCGTAATGACTAGACCTAAAGCACCTACATATGGTATAATACCAGCTATGTGGGCAGAGCCTACCCCAAAGAAACGTAATCCTCCAAAACCCTGACCAACCTCTCCTAAATCTCCGTTGGTTGGGGTTTACTTTATATGACAATATCTGTAGCAATATGCACTACCTGTGGCGAGCCTTTTGACCGCACAGAGTATTCGCTTTGCAACGATTGCAGATATGACAAAACCTATATTAAGCTAGACAAAGAACCCACACAGGAAAAAGAACATGGCACAATCATTCAACACAGCAGTGAGTAAAGATAAAGTAGCAAGCATATTTGCACTTATGTTACTTCACGAAGTTACTAATGCTCATTTATTACATTGGGCAAGTAGTTCTTTCTCACAGCACGTTACATTAGGTGAGTTTTATGACAGCCTAGCAGACAAAGTAGATGACTATGTAGAAGCATACATGGGTAAATACGGACAACTTAAGATTGAAGGTTACCCAGAAGTATATTCATTGCCTAAAACAGATTCTGTAGCCCAATTAGAAGAACTATCGCATAATGTTGAAGCATTAAGAGAAAAGTTACCACAAGATACAGAACTACAAAACTTGGTAGACGAAATAGCAGACCTAATTGATTCAACCCTTTATAAACTACGTTTCTTAAAATAAGGAAATAACATGGCAATGTCAAAACCAAAAATGGCTAAAGTAAGTAAAGTCATGAAAGAATACAAAGCAGGTACACTTAATTCAGGTTCTAAAAAAGGTGCAATCGTTAAGTCACCTAAACAAGCTATTGCTATTGCATTATCTTCAGCAGGTATGAGCAAGAAGAAGAAATAATGACTAAAACTTGTCCAATTGCTACGCATGATATTCAACTTAATCTAAAGCATAGGGATTGGGCATTTAAGAACGTGGGCTATGGTCCAGTAAATCCAGACATAGAAGATAAAGTATTCTGGGCTAAACGTGCAGATGAATGGGCAACTACTCCAGAGATTGCTAAACAATCACGTTGTGGCAATTGTTCTGCCTTTATACAGACACCAGAGATGATGGACTGTATTGTTAATGGTATTGCAGGTGATGAATCAGTAGATGAGTCTTATGCACCAGAAGTCATTGCTTCTGCTGAACTAGGATACTGTGAACTATTTGACTTCAAGTGTGCTGCAGATAGAACTTGCTCTGCATGGCTAGTAGGTGGTCCGATTAAAACAAAACTCACATCAGCACAGAAGAAGATGCTTATGATGGCTAAATTTGAGAACGGTAACAAAGAAAACGATACAGAAGAAGGCTATACAGACTAACAACAAAGGTAATGACCCAGTAATGGAGTTACAACATGGAAGAAACAAACAATAAAGTTGGTGCACCGCTTGGAAACAAAAACTCTATTAAATCCAATAGGTTATGGGCGGAAACAATTAGACGAGCAGTAATACAAGATGATGCTCAAAGATTAAGACAAATAGCCGAAGCATTGCTTATAAAAGCATCCGAAGGCGATATGACTGCTATCAAAGAGTTAGGTGATAGATTAGATGGTAAAGCCTTACAAGAGAACAAACTAACTGGCGATTCAGACGAACCAGTAGTGATTAAGATTGTAACAGGCATTGAATAATGTTCTAAATACTGGGTACGAACCCAGAGAACCGCAGAAGTTGATTCACCGTATGGTGAAGGACAACAGGTTCACAGTAGTGGTTGCTCATAGACGTATGGGCAAGACTGTATCAGCCATAAATCAACTGGTACATTCAGCACTACTGTGTGAAAAACCTAGTCCAAGACTAGCTTATATAGCACCTACATACGCACAGTGTAAGCGTATAGCATGGGATTATCTACTAACCTATACTAGACCATTGGGTGCAATAGCAAACATAGCAGAGTTAAGAGTAGACTTCATGGGAAGACGTATATCTTTATACGGTGCTGATAACCCAGACTCATTACGAGGTATCTATTTAGACGGTGTTGTGATTGATGAGATTGGGGATATTAACCCTACCATATTTAGTGAAGTAGTTAGACCTGCATTAGCTGACCGATTAGGTTGGGCAATGTTTATTGGTACACCTAAAGGCAATAACCACTTTAAAGACTTAAGAGATAGAGCAGATAAAGGCAATGATAGCTGGAAGCTGTTAGAGTTCAAAGCATCTGAAACAAACCTATTAGATGCACAAGAATTAGCATCTGCTAAAGTTGAAATGGGTGATGATAAGTTTCAGCAAGAATTTGAATGTTCCTTCAATGCAGCAGTAGAAGGTTCATATTATGGACAACTCATAAACGATTTAGAAGCAAAGCATCAGATTACTACTATTCCTAGAGAAACATTAAGCAAGACTTATTGTGCATGGGATTTAGGTATGTCTGATTCAACAGCTATTTGGGTAGCACAAGTCGTAGGTAAAGAAATAAGACTTGTAGACTTTTATGAGAATCATTCTCAAGGATTGGATACTTATGTTCAGTGGTTGCGTGATAACGGATGGTCTGATGCTGTGCAGTTATTACCTCATGACGTGGTAGTAAGAGAACTAGGCACAGGTAAGTCAAGACAAGAAATGCTTGAACAAGCAGGACTAGAGATAACAGTAGTAAAGAAATTACCAATAGCAGATGGCATACAAGCTGTAAGACGTTTATTGCCTCGTTGTTGGTTTGATAAGAATGTAAAGCAAGGGCTAGATGCACTACGCAATTATAGACGTAACTATGATGAGAAGCGTAATGTGTTCTTTGACTCACCTTTGCATGACTGGTGTTCCCATGCTAGTGACGCATTTAGATACCTAGCAGTAGGACTAGATGAGTCTGATAACGACTGGGGTCAACCCTTACAAATTAATAATTCATGGATAGTATAACAATGGCAAACCCTAAAAAATCTGGCTACATAATGGACGAAGGCAAACTGAAAGCCATTCTTGAGTCTGAAATATGGTCATCACTTGGTTACATTCAATCTGAAACAACAGGTGAAAGACAACAAGCATTAGAGTATTATCTTCGTAGACCTTATGGTAATGAAGTAGAAGGTAAGTCACAGATTGTTACTGGTGAAGTAGCTGAAGCTATAGACGGTGCATTGCCACAACTTATTCGTGTATTCACATCATCAGATAACATTGTAGAGTTTAGTCCAGTTCACGAAGGTGACCAAGATTTAGCTGACGGTGCTACTACATACGTTAATCATGTATTCTATAAAGACAATGATGGATTTAGCGTATTACATAACTGGTTTAAAGACGCATTACTAGAAAAAGTAGGCGTAGTAAAAGTATATTGGGATGATGAAACAAACATCACTAAAGAAGAATATAAAGGTTTAACCGAAGATGAGCTTGCACTTATCTTACAAGACCAAGAAGTAGATTTGGTTTCGCACCAAGAAGTAGTTAAAGTAGAGCAAATTGTTGACCCAATCACAGGGTTACAAACAGACCATAGTACAGTAACGCATAATGTTAAGGTTCGTAAGACAGTACGCAATGGAACAGTTCGTGTAGAAAATGTACCGCCAGAAGAGTTTATCATCTCTAAACGTGCTAGAAACATTCAAGAATCAGGTTTCTGTGCTCACCGTAAGATGCTTACTCGTAGTGAACTTATCTCTATGGGCTTTGACCCTAAAGTCGTAGAAGGTTTAGCTACTGGTAACGCATTAGAATATAGTCCTGAAAGAATTGCTCGTTATACTCGTGGTGAACAACCTACAGATATGATGTCACAAGACCACTCTATGCAATTGTGTGAAGTGTATGAGTGTTATATCAAGGTTGATTACAATGATGACGGTGTTGCAGAATTACGCAAGATTGTATACGCTTCTAATGAAATCTTAAGTGATGAGGATTGTGATTACATTCCTTTCCATTCTATTTGCCCATTACCAATACCACATAAATTCTTTGGTAACTCATTAGCAGACAGAACAATGGACTTGCAACTTATCAAGTCTACAGTAACTCGTCAAATCCTAGACAATATGTACCTTACTAACAATGCTCGTGTATTGGCAGTAGAAGGTCAAGTAAACTATGATGACTTATTAACATCTACAGCAGGTGGTGTGATTCGTGTTAAGAACCCAGCAGCAGTATCACAGTTATCTGTGACTTCAGCAGCAGGTCAATCATTCCCTATGTTAGAGTATTTAGATGGCGTACAAGCTAAACGTACAGGTGTTAGCGACATGAATCAAGGTTTAAGTGCAGACGTACTACAAAACGCTACAGCTACAGCAGTGGCTACTATGTCTAACGCTGCTAACGGTAAACTAGAACTAATAGCTCGTATCTTTGCAGAAACAGGTGTCAAATCACTATTCCAATCTATCTTTAGATTATTATGTAAGTATCAAGTTCAATCACGCACTCTTATGATTAACAAGAAACCAATGGTATTTAATCCTAGAGAATGGTCAGAACAATACGGTATCAATATCAATGTAGGTTTAGGTACTGGTTCTCGTGCTGAACAACTTGCTACTATGCAAATGATTCTAGGTAAACAAGAACAAATCATTCAAGGTTATGGTCTTAATAACCCAATAGTCAACCTTAAACAATATAGAGATACATTAGCTAAATTCATCCACATGGCTGGATTTAAAGACGCTAGTGGTTTCTTACAAGACATTACGCCAGAACAAGCTCAACAATTAGCACAAGCAGACCAACCTAAAGTTGACCCAAGTGTAGAAGCTGCTCAAGAGTTTGCTAAAGTTGAACGTGAAAAAGCACAGTTAAGAGCACAAACAGAGATGGCTAAACTTGAACTACAAAAACAACAAATGGAACTAGACAATGCTCGTAAGCAATTAGAGTTACAGATGCAAGAATTTAAGATTCAAGCAGAAGCTCAAAATGCTTCAGATAAATCTAGGGCTGATTCTATGAAATCAGTGATGGCATCATTAAAAGATATTAAGGACTTACAAGCACCTAACTTCTAATGAACACACAAAACATTAAAAACATTTTAAATGATGATGACTTTAAAGGTGTCTTACAAGGCATGATTGATGGTCATATACAACAAATTATAAACTCTAATGACTCTGATACAGAAATTAGAGAGCAGTCCTATTATAAGATAGCTGCTATAAAAGAATTAATCGGCAGTCTTGAGGCTATTGCAGCAGGTCAAGCAATAGATGAGAACCGATTTAAGATATTGTAGATAATTCTACATTTGGTACGCCTCCCATAGAGGTAATATAGGAAAATAAATGAGTGAAAACACCATGACTCCAGAAGAATCTGGAAGTGGCACGCTTACTGTAAGTCAAGCAGCCAATGCGTTTGAAGGTCTAATGGACACCCCAGCTAACTCTACGGAGCAACTAGCAGGTGAACTGGAAGCTGAACAAGCACTGGAGCAAGAAGCAGAGCCACAACAAGAAGCTGAACAAGTAGAAGAAGTCGTTGATGACGAAGCTGAAGTACAAGAAGATGATAGTCAAGAAGAAGAGCCTTCATATGTAATTAAAGCCGCAGGGGAAGAAAAAGAAGTACCTCTATCTGAATTGATTAAAGGTTATCAGCTTGGTGCTGACTATACGAAAAAAACTACCGAAGTAGCAGAACAACGTAAGCTAGTGGAAGCTGAACGTGGTGCTATTGAGGAAGCCAAGTATGCTCGTGATTCATATGCTCAACGTTTGCAAGCAATAGATAACTTTCTAACTTCGCAAATGCCACAAGAGGATTTACAATCTCTTAAGGAAAACGACCCTATAGGATATGCAGTTAAAGTTGCTGAACTTTCTGAAAAGAAAGAACAACTACAGGCTATTAGAGCCGAACAAGGCAGAATTGCTCAAGAGCAACAATCTGACTATGCTCGTGCCATGTCTGATAGAGTTCAACAAGAAGCATCTAAACTAGCACAAGTCCTACCAGAGTTTTCAGACCCAGCCAAAGGCGACAACTTCCGTAAGGAAATTCGTTCATATGGCAAGACGTTAGGATTTACTGAAGAGGAACTCTCACAGGTATATGACTCTCGTCATGTTCTTACTTTGCACAAGGCAATGATGTATGACAAACTTCAAAAGTCAAAGCCAGCTATTACCAAGAAAGTAAATGAAGCTCCTAGAATGTTAAGAGCAGGTACTTCTGGTAGTAACAAACAAAGTGATGCACAGAAACTAACACAACAACAAACCCAGTTGCGTAACTCTGGTAAAGTCAGAGATGCCGCAGCTTTATTTGAACAATTTTTAGAATAAGGACATTAACAAATGGCAACGTATCAAACCTATACAGCTATCGGTCAAAGAGAAGACCTTTCAGATGTGATTTACAACATTTCTCCAACAGAAACACCATTCTTAAATTCAGTAGGCAAATCAAAAGCTACTGCTGTTTATCATGAATGGCAAACTGACTCATTAGCTGCGGTAAACGTATCTAACTATGCAGTTGAAGGTGCAACAGCATCTGATGCTACAATTGGTGTAACAACACGAGTTGGTAATCGTACACAAATCTCACAAAAGACTATCAAAATTTCTGGTACTCTTGATGCAGTAAACAAAGCTGGTCGTAAATCTGAAAAGGCTTACCAATTAGCTAAAGCATCTAGTGAAATTA